TCCCTCACTCACCGCCATGCCGTAATAAATGTCTCCCGCCGTCCGGGTGAGCATGGTGATGCCGGAAAGATGGCGACTGACCGGCTTTGTGATATTAATCAGCCTTTCCAGCTCGGTTAGCAGCGCCTCTGTAATACCTATATCGTTCACATCAATGGTGATTCGGAATGTGCCTGCCTGGTCAGCCACCTGCCACCACTCTTCAATGGACAGGCTGTACCCCATGTTTTCCACCACCCGGCGAAGGGCGGCGACGGTGCCTTTTCGCTGATGGAGCCAGAAGGATTCACCGATGACGCGGCGCTTCTCCTGTTCACTCCAGTCTTCATCCCAGCCGTCAACGGAAACCGCCCACGCCAGATAAGGCAGGAACGTTGCCGGGCATTTCCACGGGTTCCACAGGTCGCGCAGCGGCACGTTTAAGTCGCTGATGCCAGAACATGCCTGCGCCAGCCTGCGCTCCAGCACAGACGACCCCGGCGGTAACAGGCTGTTACTCATCAGAGCCACCAATTTCTGCTTTAAAATCGGTGCAATATGACGCCTGCGTTTTATCTAACACCATGTCCGCCAGGGGCTTCATCAGTTCAACACGCTGGACGCCCTGAACATGCAGGGCGGCATAGATCGCAGACAGCCGTACGTCTCGCCCCAGGCGACGCTGCTCGTTGATATATGCCGTACCCTGCGCTTTCGCGGCCGCCAGGATGGGTTCCTTTGCCGGGCCGGGATAGACATAAAGAACCGCATCAATTTCGTAGGGGACAATCTCAGCAGATCGGACACTCACCCGATCCGCCACCGGCCGCACAGCCTCATCATTCAGGGCCTCACCGACGACCTGCAGTAAGTCTTCCGGCGCTGTACCATCGCCGTCGCGGGCCAGAATAGTCACCACGACTTCCGCCGGTGACGGGCTGAACGCCGACGCGTCCGCCACCCGACCATCCGAGCTAAGCGCGTGATATTCATAGGCTCCGACTGGCCCGGCTACGCTCATCCCCTCAAAGGCCGCCGGGATTCGCTGGCGATAATCCGCGTCAGATTCCATTACTGCCTCCGTTGGCGGCGTAGTGGTGTCGTCCGCAGCTGTAATCACCCGGCGCTGTACGTTGTTATTTGCGCCTAAATTGTCCAGGTCATCCCCGCCTGAATAGGCCACCATCACGGCTTTCGCCGCCTCGTTAATCCGCTGGCGCAGCAGCAGCTCCCGGTACACATTTTCCTGCAGCATTTTCACCACCGGCTCAGATTCAAGCGTTAAGGTGCGGGCCACGGCCTCCTGCTCTTCTGCCGGAAATAACGCGACAAATTCAGCTTTGCGCTCAGCCAGCAGGGTTTCAAAATCCGGCACATCCACAATTTGCGTCGGCGGCAGCTGGGAAAGGTCAATAACGGCCATTGTCTGCTCCTGTCGATACGGAAAGGGACACGGGCACGCCGTCATTACGCTGGCCTGCCAGCTCAATAACCATTGCGCCATCCATGCTGCTGCTGTTAACCGTGATGGTGTCCAGTTGCAGCCGCGGCTCCCAGCGTCGCAGCGCCACATACACCGCAGCCATGATCTGCAGGCGCAGCGCCGGGTTTTGCGGCTGGTCAATGAGCGCTGAAAGCAGGGAACCATACTCCCGGCGCGCAAGCCGGCTCCCTTGCGGGGTCAGCAAAATGTCACGCACCGACTGGCGCAGGTGGTCAGTTTCCGTTATGGCTCTGCCGGTATCGCGGCTCATCCCGATATAGAGCGTCAAAATGGATCTCCCGTCGTTCCGCCACTGTCGCCAGGGTGTTTATGCTTATCAGCAACGACGCCGTTTGACGTCATCGCGCCGCCGCCGTGGGTCACATCGCCGTTCAGGATCACGTTGCTGTTAATACGGGTGGTGTCAGCCTCGATCACAAACTCACCGGTTTTGCAGGAGACAACCTGCGAAGACTCAATCAGCACGCTTTTCACGCCGCGAATAATCCAGCGCCCGGTGGCGGGGTCGTATTCGAACCAGCCGCCATCCTCGTATGCGGTCACGTCCGCACTTTCAGAATCTGACGGCGGCGGGCAGGCGTTGGAGTAAATGGCCGGAAGCGCAAAGGCTGTTTCCAGATTGCCGCCCAGGCTGAACAGCACCACCTGCTCCCCTGGAGACGGGCACCACCAGGTGCGGGATTTACCTGCACGGTAGGTCAGCCAGTTAATCCAGTTGGTTTCGAGGTCGCCCGTTTTCACCCGGCACAGCCAGCCGTCCCGGTCCACTTCGGTCACAATGCCGGTACGGATCAGATTGGTGATAAGGCGCATGATTTCGGTTAATTGAGCATTCATGCAATTAAAGTCGCACACTAAACCAGATGAATGCAGCAGACATCTCTTGTATGATGGTTGGTACAAAAAATGGAGGAAATCTTTATGCCAAGGCATCGGAGAGGTTGGAGGCAGCATTTATTTGAATGGTTCGCCATTATTGCGACCACGATTCTCGCTTTGTTTTTAAGCTTTGCTTCTGAAAATAGCCCAACAATTCACGCATTATTTTTTGGGAGCTTTTTCATCATTATTGGAATATGCTCAAACATAGTTAAACGTGGAAAAGCAAAGCTATACAAAGAAATATTCAATACCATATGGAATTATGAAACTGCATTAGTATTTATTTACAGCTTATATTCATTTTTGGCACATTTAAAAGATGAAAAGCCCATTACCCAAGTGATGAACGAATTATTAGAAGGCAGCCCATACATTATTTACTCAGGTATTGCGATTCTAACAATCACAGTATCTTTTCGATTTGGTTTAGGTTTGGCAGAGTTACTTATTAAAACAGAGCCCCCAAAAAATGAGCAATAAATCAACTATTCTATCCACCGGAATAAACTATCAAGCGTAATGTCCTCCACTTCATCATTGATGCCGAGCAACCGGCGCTCTGCATATTTGACTTCCGGCCCTTTACGACTGACCCGATCACGCAAGCCATAGTGATGCACGCGGGCTATGCGCTGCACCCGGCTCTCAAACTCAACGCTGGCCGCTTCCTGGCTGGCGAGGGCTTTCAGGTATTTTGTGGTGCGGAGTTTTGCAAACATCTGCCGACGGATGCGGCCCTGTTTCGTTCTGGCCGTCACGCGACGCGGCTCGTAAGCCGTCCCGTCGGGGTTGCGCTGCATCCTGATATTTTTCTGCTGGCTGCGGCGTAGCTGCTGCGCCAGATCCCGCATCATGCGCTTACGAGCGGCAGGTTCCAGTCCCGCCAGCAACGCATCTAACCAGGCGTCAACCTGCTGCAGCTCAGCCACGGCTCACCGCCCACATTTCGTCCGGTTCGTCCGGTTCCGGCACCGCTTCGACGCTGGACACGTCACCGTCAGCGCTGACTATCACACGCTCTGTCAGTTGCAGATTCAGGCTGATATCACAGATATCATTGCGTAAAATATCGACTTCAAAGGAAAGCAACTTTTCCCGCAGTTCCGGGTTATGAATGGCATCCGGCTGATTCTCCATGAGCCAGGCCACCACCGGCGCCATCAATAACCCCTGATCGCCGCTGAAATCCACAATCACCACATTCAGGGTGTAAAGATATTCCCATGAAAGTGACGCTGCCCCGGTTGCCACCACCGATCCGTTATCAACGAACAAATGCAGCTTATCCGGGTTATCGCGAACATATGGCACCGCGTTATTCAGGGCGCGGCGTAAAGATTGAGGCTTGTTCACTGTTTCGCTCCTGACAGGAAATTATCGTGTCCACTTTGTCGGCGCAGACCGCCCAGGCCGCCTCCGCTTCATCCAGCGCGGTCAGCAGATCACCGTTAGTGCGTGCCGCCGACTTTTCCAGGCGGCACTGCGTCACTCTGGGACAACCATTCACGGTAAGCAGCACCTCCGGCGAGGGCTGGACGTTCGCGCATCCTGATAACGTCAGCAGGCAGAAGAGTGTCAGCCCAGCGGCGTAAATCCTCATTTTCACGTTTTAACTCCTCAATTCTGCGCTGACGGCTTCGCAGCAGCGCGTTTGTACTTTCTGCCGCCGCGTAAAGCCTTGCCTGTTCCCGGTTATTGGTTTCGGACAGGATGGACAGGGCGATCAGCTGGCTGCTCGTTTTTGCCAGTTTTTCGCCTGTCGTTTTCAGATCCCGCCCTTGCCGCTCGATGGTCTGGCTGGCCCCCTTCATCCGCCATGACTGCCAGCCAAGCGCCAGCACTACCAGCGCCAGAATTACCGCCAGCGCCTTTGTCATACCGTCACCGGCTCCGCATCAATAATCTGCGCACGCAGAACCTTAAGCGCGGCCAGCGTCAGCAGATAAAATACCAGGGTGACAACGTGGCCCGTAAAGGCGAGAAAAATCACAAGCAGTGAACACCTTGCCCATCTGATCACCTGGTTTCCTGGCGTACTGAAAAAGCGCGTCAGCGCCTGCTTAGCCTCTCCCCGATGAGTGCCGCCCGCATACCATCCAGCCATGCAAAGCAGCACCGCTCCCCAGCTCAGCAGGCAGGCTACCCAGGTCAAGGCTGTAACCAGTGCCGGAACAATACTGTTTGGAACAAAGAGACTGAAAATCATCAGCGCCGTGTACAGCACCGAAAATCCCCCACCGATCAGTTTCTTTTTCATTTCGTTACGCTCCTTTTAAGCACCAGGACAGCTCCCGCGCGCGGCGGTTGTCCAGCCCCGGATTAAATACGCCTTTGACGTATACCCAGCGCGGCAACTGATAGCAGGCATCGCGCCAGCGCTTCTGATTGATAAACTTCACCATGGTTGAACCACAGGCATTGCCGGTTCCCACGTTGAAGGCCAGCGATACCAGCGCGTCATAGACGTTCTGCGGTACGCTCACCAGGACACAGCGATCCAGCGCCTTCTCCACCCTTAAAACGTTGGTGATGAAACTTCCGGCGGCCTGCCGTTCCGTGATGGTCTTCCCCGGCACCACGCCGGACGTATTGCCAATGCCATCGGTCCACACCCCCGCATCACACTGATACGGCTGCAGGCGGCAGCCCTCGTAATCGGCTATCAGCTTCAACCCTTCCACTGAGGTATGAAGTTGCTGAAAGCCCGGCAGGGTGGCGGCAATCGCCAGCACCGCCCCTACCAGGCAGCGTTTAACGGTTGAAGGATTCATATTCCCCCTGTGTAATTTTTCCGCCGCGCAGCAGCTGGTAGGTTTTGTGTTTGTAGTACCAGTTGATGGCCAGCATCAGCACGCCAATCAACACACCGCCCACTGTCGACACATCCTTAAGCGATAAATCTCCCATCCATGCCAGCAGTACAGCGATGCAGTACGTGATGAAGGCGCTGATCCGTTCAAGCGTCATATTTCAGTCCCATAACTGGACGGTCTGCACCGTGGAAGTGGTGGCAATATCCGGCAGCTCCACCTGCAGCCCGTGTGGTAAGAACGGGCCGTGCTCAGCCAGCCCCGGATTTGCCTGCAGTACCTGCTCCGTGACGCCCTGCGTGCGTCCGTAATGACGCCAGCAAAGCGCGTCCACCGTGTCACCCTGGTACGCACGCACTTTCATCAGATCAGCTCCACCGTACAGTGAGGCGCATCCTGCACCCGGCTAATTGCCCAGCGCGCATCACGCCACAGATCGCCGCTGGCCTCCGCCAGCTCATCCCCCCTTTTCACACCGGAGGCCGTGGCGTCGTAGTCCTGGTAACGCTCATTCACCTGCGCACGTGCCCAGCAATAAACGGCGTTGTGGTAGTGGTGAATGCGTTCGCTTTTACCGTCCAGCAAGTCCGCCGGTACATCGGCCAGCGTCATAAATCCCAGCGCCTGCTGGCGCTTGCGGAAGTCGTACAGCTCCGCATTGACCTCTGACATCGCAGACCGGATGAGTTGTCCGAGACGGGGTGCCGTCACCGTGCCATCCGTCCGCATCACGCTGCGAAACTCTGATAAATCCACATCGGGCCAGAACGGCGTATTTTTGATAATTTCCGCCTGTTCCGGCGCCAGCTCAGGCGCAACAAACTTCATGCGGGCTTTCTCCTGAAATAGTGGGCGGTGGACGGGGTTTTGATGTGGCAAAAGCCTTTCGCCACCCCGTGCCGCCCGTGCGCGGGGCACGTTCCGTTAACGGCTGTCATTGCGCAATCTGCGCTCCAGCTGCTGTTTTTCTTTTTTGACGCCACAGCGTGGATCAAGCTGCAGCGCATGATTGATGTGATTCAGGGCGGAGGCTGGGCTGGTTTCGGTCAGTACAGCGCCAATCGCTTTATGCAGGCGTGCCCGTGACTGGTCTGGCATATCCTGGCCGTCTGTCAGCTCCAGTGTCTGCAGTAACAACCCGGCATCGAAAGATTCACCTGCCAGCAGGGCGGCCTGCGCAGCGTCTGCCATTTCCTCTGCCAGCACCGTCTGGACGTTACGGTTTCCGATGGGCATCACCCATCCGTGCCGCAGCGCATGACGCCCTGCATCCAGCGCACCTGCATAATCACCGGCATCGATACGCCAGAGCATCACAAACATCACCACGTCATCCTGCCGGGCACCATCAGCAGCCAGCACCCCCTCCACCCAGGCGGAATAACGGGGCAGCAGCTCCACTTTGATTTGGGCTTTCTTCACGGTGGACTGGATACCTTTCAGGCGGCGGCGATCCTCCGCCAGCTGCATCAGCATCAGGTCATACCCCGTCGCATGGCGAACATTGCCGCCCTGTCGGGCGGCCTGTTCAGCCTGGACGCGCAGGCGGTGCTGCCGTGCGGGACTCAGGCTCATGCGTTACTCTCCGGCACCGGCGCTGAAGTCGCCGATGGTGATGTTTTCCACCAGTGCCACGCAGCGGTAATCCTCCACCACATACGCCTCATTGACGGATTCGAAGTTTTCAATACGATCGCGTTTCGGGTTATCAATGACCGAACGGCGGCGGGTATCTTCCTGCCAGTAGATGGACAGGTTATCCAGGCGGGTGATCAGTACGGCATTAGCCGGGAATGACGGGGCGCGAACGGCCTGCAGACCGCCCATGCGTTTCTGGCTGATAATCAGATCAGCAGCCAGCGCCTCCGTGTTTGCCTGGTCCTTATTGACCAGCGGGAAATACTTGTCGGACAACAGCTCACGACCACAGATCACGACCAGTTCGGCGTCATCCTGGAAAATGGGGTCAATCAGCTCATTGACAGCATCCATCACCAGCGCATCCAGGTTGGCATATTTACCGCCCTTGCCTACCTTCACCGGGTCTGCGGTGGTTGTGCCATCTTCTGCCGTGGTGCTGCCCATCACGCAATCCGGGGCATCTTCGCGGACCTTCTGCAGCCAGCCTTTGTTAACGTCCTGCAGCAACGGATTGGCGGCACGGTCTGAGGTTTTGGCACGCTTCACGCCATTAAACCCAATCATGATACGGTCCAGCGCCTGACGTTTCACGATGGCGTTACGGATGCGTACCTGAAAATCCTGGAATTTCGCCCACATATCCAGTTTTGCGTAGGTCAGCACCGTATCAAAGTTGGTCTGTTCGCATTTGTACTCAACATCCACCATCTCAGTGGGATCGGTTGGCTCGCGCTCCTTCGTGGTCGTGTCAGTGGTCCCGGCAATGGTGCTGCCGACGCCCAGGCCCAGAAGCTGGCCTGACTGTTCCGTCACACCAATCACGTTAACCATGGTCAGAAATGCCGCGGACTGCTGGATCTGGTCTTCCAGCGTCTGCTGCACCGACGGCTCAACGGTGAATTTGCTGGAAAGCTCTTCTACTTCCACGTTGTTCAAGCGTGCCAGCTGCTGCAGGTAGGCGTTAAAGGCAAAACGTGTGTGCTTTTTCATTGGTTCTTATGCTCCATCAGCAATTGGTCAGTGTGCCTGCCGGTGCGTTTCCGCCCGGCGCGCGCTGGCGATAATCTTTGCGGCTGTCTTCCTGGCTCAGCCGCTGCTCCAGTTCAGCAAAAGCGGTCTGCTGTTCCTGCAGGGAGGCTTCCAGCTCAGCAATGCGCGCATCCTGCGCAGACAGGGAGTGATCAGTACGTTCGCTCAGGTTTTGCTGTTCAGTAGCAATCAGCTCCACCGCGCGATGCACGTCAGAAAAACGCGCTTCATCGTTCTGTTCTTTTTTGGTGAACATCGCGGCAACGCGGGAAAACAGGGAGGGTTTTTCGTCCTGGACTTCTTCCCACTCGATCAGCGTTTCTTCTGCGGCGGAAAAGAGGTTTTCAGGGTTTTGCTTGCGGCCTGCCAGGGGGTTACTTCTGGCGCTGGCGCTAAACTGCAGCATTTCAGTACCGAGGCTTGCGGGATCATCCGTCGCCGCCAGGCCAACCAGGTAGGCTTTGCCGGTATCGGCAAAACTGGTATTGACCTCCATCGAGGTAAACAGCTTTTGCAGATTACGGGTATACGCCACCAGGTCCTCTGACGGGGTGATCCACGCATACAGGGCCAGCTTCCCTTTCAGCGGGTCGTCTGTAATCTCCTCTGCCTCCAGCTTATCCACGGTCCCGAAACGGCGGAAAGGGCTATCAGGGGTGTAACCCTTGATGTGCTCCAGATTAATCAACGCGGTATACACCTGCGGGTCATAGCTCGCCGCCATCTGTTCCAGCCAGGCACGCTCAATATTGCGCCCGTCTGTCGTTGCCCCTTCCACACCGATGCGGAAGCGCTTTGCTTTTACAGCCATGTGCCGACTCCATCAAATAACTCTGTGAGGCCTTATGGTTGCTGCGATGGAGGGGGTGAAACAACGCGCGGACCTTGTGCGGTAAACCATACAAAGGCCAGCCGGGGAAAGGCGCCAGGCAAGGCCGTATGTTTGTGCCATGGAAACGATGACCCCCGCAGACCTCGATCCCCGCAGGCAGGCATTACTGCTGTATTTTCAGGGATACCGCGTAGCCCGCATTGCTGAAATGCTGGGCGAAAAAGTTGCAACCGTTCACAGCTGGAAAAAGCGCGACAAGTGGGGCGAATACGGCCCACTCGATCAGATGCAGCTCACCACTGCCGCCCGCTATTGCCAGCTCATCATGAAGGAGCACAAGGAAGGGAAAGACTTTAAAGAAATAGACCTGCTGGCCCGCCAGTCAGAACGACACGCCCGCATCGGTAAATTCAACAACGGTGGTAATGAGGCGGACCTTAACCCCAACGTGCAAAACCGCAACCGCGGCCCCCGCAAGACACCAGAAAAGAACCTGTTTACTGACGAACAGATCGAAAAGCTGGAAGAAATTTTCCGCAACGGAATGTTTGAATATCAGCGCCACTGGTGGGAAGCAGGAATTAAGCACCGCATCCGCAACGTGCTTAAATCGCGTCAGATCGGCGCTACGTATTATTTCGCGCGTGAAGCGCTGATGGACGCCCTGATGACAGGGCGAAACCAGATTTTCCTGTCAGCCAGTAAAGCCCAGGCGCATGTTTTTAAGCAGTACATCATCGAGTTTGCCAAAGAAGTCGACGTGGAATTAAAAGGCGATCCCATGGTGCTGCCAAACGGCGCCACGCTGTATTTTCTCGGGACTAATGCCCGCACCGCACAGAGCTACCACGGCAACCTGTATCTTGATGAGTATTTCTGGATCCCGAAATTTCAGGAGCTACGTAAGGTCGCCTCCGGCATGGCGCTGCACAAGAAATGGCGCCAGACCTATTTCTCAACGCCTTCCAGCCTGACGCACAGCGCTTACCCGTTCTGGTCCGGCGCCCTGTTCAATCGCGGGCGGGCAAAAGCTGATCGCGTTGATATCGACCTGACCCACTCAGCCCTTGCTGCCGGTCTGCTTTGCGCTGACGGTCAGTTCAGACAGATCGTGACGGTGGAGGACGCCGTGCGCGGTGGCTGCAACCTGTTCGACCTCGACCAGCTGCGCCTGGAGTACAGCCCCGACGAGTACCAGAACCTGCTGATGTGTGAGTTCATCGACGATCTCGCCTCCGTTTTCCCACTGGCTGACCTGCAGGCCTGCATGGTGGACAGCTGGGAAGTCTGGGAAGACTTTCAGGCGCTGGCCCTGCGTCCGTTCGGCTGGCGCGAAGTCTGGATCGGCTATGACCCGGCGAAAGGTACCCAGAACGGTGACAGCGCTGGCTGCGTAGTCATTGCCCCGCCGACGGTGCCCGGCGGTAAGTTCCGCATCCTTGAGCGTCATCAGTGGCGCGGAATGGACTTCCGCGCCCAGGCAGAGGCCATCCGCAAACTGACTCAGCAGTATAACGTGACCTACATCGGCATTGACTCCACCGGCGTCGGTCACGGTGTTTATGAAAACGTAAAAGGCTTTTTCCCTGCCGTGCGGGAGTTTGTCTATAACCCCAACGTCAAAAACGCCCTGGTGCTCAAGGCATACGACATTATCAGCCACCGCCGTCTGGAGTTTGACGCCGGGCATACCGACATTGCGCAGTCATTTATGGCTATCCGCCGCGCCACCACCGCCAGCGGAAACCGCCCTACCTACGAAGCCAGCCGCAGCGAAGAAGCCAGCCACGCAGATTTGGCTTGGGCAACGATGCACGCACTGTTTAACGAACCGCTGCAGGGCGAAGCCGCCAATACCAGCAACATTGTGGAGATTTTTTAATGAGAAAGAGTAAGAAGCACCACGCTGCGGTTACGAATCACATACAGCATGAAAGCAAAACATCAGCCGAAGTATTCAGCTTTGGTGATCCCGTTCCTGTTCTGGACCGCCGTGAACTGCTGGACTATGTTGAATGCGTACAGATGGACCGCTGGTATGAACCTCCGGTGAGTTTTGACGGACTGGCGCGGACCTATCGCGCCGCTGTACATCACAGCTCACCGATTGCCGTTAAGCGTGACATTCTCAGCAGCACCTACATTCCGCACCCACTGCTGAGTCAGCAGGCTTTTACCCGTTTTGTGCAGGACTATCTTGTTTTTGGTAATGCCTACCTTGAAAAACGGACTAACCGGCTTGGCGGGGTCCTGTCACTGGATCCATCACTGGCAAAGTACACCCGGCGCGGGATTGACCTCGACACTTACTGGTTTGTGCAATACGGCATGACCACACAGCCGTATGAGTTTACCAAAGGCAGCATCTTTCACCTGATGGAACCGGACATTAACCAGGAAATTTATGGGCTGCCCGGCTACCTCTCCGCTATCCCTTCAACCCTGCTTAACGAATCTGCTACGCTATTTCGCCGTAAGTACTACATCAACGGCAGTCACGCCGGGTTCATCATGTATATGACCGACGCGGCGCAGAACCAGGAGGACGTGAACAATATCCGCCTGGCTATGAAAAGCGCCAAAGGCCCGGGCAACTTCCGCAACCTGTTTATGTATTCGCCAAACGGTAAAAAGGACGGCATCCAGATCATCCCGCTGTCGGAGGTTGCTGCAAAAGATGAGTTTCTGAATATCAAGAACGTGAGCCGTGATGACATGATGGCAGCACACCGTGTTCCACCGCAGATGATGGGGATTATGCCGAGTAACGTTGGTGGTTTTGGGGATGTCGAAAAGGCGAGTTTAGTGTTTGTTCGCAATGAGTTAATCCCCCTTCAAAAACGACTTGCGGAGCTAAATGAATGGATAGGAGAAACAGTAATTAGCTTTAATGAATATAAATTAAATTGATTAATTCAGTAGTAGCAAAATTATAGACGCTACTACTGAATAAACTCTACAAGTTGAATTTATGCATTCTTAGCTCATTCAGTTTACTCTCTTCAGAAATTCTCATTAAAGCTTCCTTAGCTTTTACAGAAACCGACCTTGTTTTCTCGTCAGCATTACTAATACGGCCAAATTTCAGACAAGTAGCAACATGGGATGTTAAATGATTTCCATGTAAACTTTTAAAATAATGATAATAATCGTCTTCAGTGGCACTGCTTAATACTTCTACATCATCATCATTCCAGCCATTTTGCCCACTGAGTACATCCAAAACCTCTCCTAAAGTGCGCTTTGGTGAATCAGTTAGATATACACCTTTAAATTTCTCAATAATTTCTTTATCTTTGATTGGTCTAATAAGATAAAAATCATCTACATCAAACAACTCAGTTTCACTTCGTCTTTCTTGAATATAATACGTAATCATCTCAGATGCTTTTGTATCCTCGCCTAGTTCACGGAAGACGCCGACAAGGCTATCAAGATCATTAGGCGATACTTGAGTTACACTATCTGTGAAGCATTTATAAAAATGAGAAACAACCTCTTCTACATTTTCATCAAAACTATTATGAAACAAATCCCATGCACTTCTAAATGAGTTTGCTTTTTTATTATCTAAAACCTGTTTATTTACAATCTTTATCGACTCACTAAGCTCTGTCATATCTATATATCCATTCCTGACTAGCTTGGCAATTTTTCTATCTAATTCATCAACTCTGGTAAAATTATAGCTCAGTAGAATACCCTTCCATTTCTTCTCTTCTTCTGTAGCATCCTTTTTACCTATTGAGTAAATACTTTCCATAGACTCCAGGAAATCTAAAGTGGGAATATCGTTATCTGATTTAGAGCAAAAATAGGCCCAATTCATTAATACAACCGTATGTAAAAATTGCATTTTAACTTCACTTTCGCAACCTTCAAAAGCACGCCATGCATTTTCTACATTTCGTTCTATTTTCTTTAAAATTCTAATATTCTTGATACCTAACGAAATAGTATATTGTGCTAACGGCTTATGGAAGTCTTTACTATTATCATATGCTATCTGTGCAGATTCATTTGGTGTTGGTGAAAAATGCAATTCAATATCAATTACTTTCTCTTTGAATTTTTCATAATCAGCAACTTCTTTAGTACCATCATTGAGTAAAAGTATAACCTTACATTTCTTTTGTTCTTTTAACAAAGAAATAAGACCTAATACATCTTTGAGTTCTAATGATGAGCCTTTACGTTCTAAATCATCTATGCAAATTAACGAATCTGACACAGACATAAATGACCATGCTTCTATGGCAGGAGCGGCAGACTTTATATACGGCAGCTCTTTCAATTTACTCCAAGAACCTCTCCCCAATATTTCAAGCATACCTAAAGTATTTTTTCTTAAACTATCTAAACTTGGATCATGTCCTATGGAATCTTTTGAAACTGCATTTTCAAAAATAGAATATTTCAATCTATCTAACGAAGATATGCCGAAAAGAGAAACATAAGAATAACGTGAAGCTGAAATCATATTTTCACTCTTCGCTTCCAGGAGAAATTTATTCCAACTAAATGTCTTGCCAACCCCCCACTCTCCTTTAATTGCCATAACCGAAGGGGCTGATTTAGAAACAAAGTTAAGAATTTGTTCTCTTACCACACTTAGTGACATGACTCACTCCTTGATTGCAAATGTAAACTATAGATATTACCTAAATTTTTAACCATGACATATAGAAGAGCTGAAAGATGGCTACTAGCGCGCGCTCGTATCCCCGCCACGCCTGCCCGCTTTGTGTAGTGGTTTTCATGCGCCTGCATGACATAAGCAAAAGCCCGCCATTGCTGGCGGACTTCATCTAGAACGATCTACAAACGTTCATGCGGATTCATGCAGCATAACGCATGAAACTATGCCTCAGGAGGAAGGGCAATTTCTGGCTGCCGCACTACCCGAGACTGACCAACAAAAAGCTTCTCGGAGACAATGTATTCACGCAAGATTTTAAGCCGCCTGTAGTAGGCCATCACAGCACGTAATTGTTGTAGAGGATGGGCACCAATCAGATCAAACTGAGCTTGATAACTTGACCATCCCAAACATCTAAAAAATATCTTCACGCGTTTACGTAGGTTTTCAGTGGTGTCATTATCGATATTTCTAATTTCAATACCACCGTCTTCATCAAAACCTGATAGCCCATTCTCTTTGAAGTATGCATATGTATTTTTATACATTTTCTCCAAGCGGCCATAAATTATCTCATTTTCCACACGAACTGATGCATCTTGAACACTCTGAGCCAAATCAGGAAGCAAATTTAACTCAATATGCCCCGGTGAATTATATTGGAGAGAGCTAATCTCTGGTCGATGCAAAACAGGAATAACATTTTTCAACCCTGAGAATATATTTACTGCTGATATTCCCCCCGTCCAATTACCCATCAAGCGCAACATGGTATTTCTAATCGACAACCGTCCTAAGTGAGCCAATCCGTAATGGAAAGAATAAAGCTGCTCGAAAATTTTTGGTATTACCGATAAATCATTTATAAACAATTGGTTATCCAATCCAAGCATATAACTGGAAGTGCGTTCCTGCTTCAACAGCAATGCATCATCAGTACATATTTCTTCATACAAATATGAATCTTCATCAGGCATGTATTCCTCAGGAAAACTATCAACGTGCAAAAGGTTGTAGTTCTTCCTTCCAGTTTCAGCATAATGATTACAAATATACGTATATTCGCTTGACTGTATAATCTCCCTTAAACTCATCCTTTGATTAAGATAAGAGTCCAAAGTAGATCTTGATACTGGAATTAAGCACCAACGATTGGCACGCTCCGAATTATCAAGCCAAACATAAAGAGCATCTTTGTATCCGCTTCCTCTAAACAAGCAAATGAGGGGACCATCGAAGTATACGAGGTCAGAGTACCAAGAATAATCCCCGACAGTTGACGCATTTATTCTTTTAGCATCTAATCTGATCATGGTAATGCTCGTATTACTTGGAACCCGTTAGCGAAATTCGCATCCACATAAGGATGAAAATCAAAGTGACCTTTTCTGTTAGCAGGCATACATTTACCATCACTACAGGTTACTGAACCCATTGCAAGATGATCACCAATAGCTTTTCTGATATTTTTCATGTTTTTCGCTAACAAGGTATAAGCTCTTGTAGCCTGGACCTCTGATTCATACATAGACAATGCCCACATAGAGCACTCCTGAGCATCATCGGAAGCAATTCTTTGCGGTGATCGTCTTTTCGGAGGCCAAAAGCAGTTGTTAGTTATAGGATTCAGCGTAAAACGCCAACATTCTTTGTCACACTCTGTCGCTTCGGCAGGAGGGCATTGTGGCACAAGCGCACTTATATGCTGGCTATATAGGTATTCAGCAGCGACGGGCTGTTCTATCTCTTCTTCGACGAATTCGATTTGCATTGCTGGAACGATTTCATCAACTTGATTTTGCTGTGCATTTTCTAACCCAGGCATCGGTTAAACTCCTTTCCTGCCTATTCAGCTTTTTTATTTTTATCAATCATAAACGTTATGTCTTGTTTTACAAGAATTTAAGCCAAAATTGTTAAGAGCTTAACACATCAAAAATCAATTTTTCTCCCATAAACTTGTAGAAAATGCCTACAAATCTCGCCTATATCAACCTCATGCGACACTACATGAGGTTAAGATTTGCTACTAAATCAATACCTAATGCCAGCTCTCATCTTCCCAAACCTGCTGCATAATTTCCATCACCCGTTTTTTATCTTCATCAAGCTTTAAACCGCTCAACTCGATGCCGTTGGCACTACCTTTGCGAATGCGGATCGCCGTTTTTGGATACAGAGGGCGCAGGTGGTGGTAAAGCTCGGTTTCCAGCGCTTCCAGTGTCGCTTGGCTAATTTTCTGTTCTTTATCAATCATTATTTCGACACACATGGAGATCACCTCCCTAACTGGAAACATCCATTAACCGGCTGTATTCATGGCTGCGGATTTTTGCCATAAGTTCATCAGTCAGCTCTGAAACCCACTGAATAGCAAGCCGTTTCTCTTCATCGCTGCACTCACTGGCTGCCACAAGCTTGATAAAAAAATCAATACGCTGGAGCTTCAACGACTCCAAAAGATAGTCCTGCATTTTCCCTCCTATGCTCACTACGGGATATACGTTGTCATATCCTCACAAACGGATTTTTTAATACTGTATATATAACCACTGGATATAAGTACAGTATAATACGTTTTTTCCGTTGTAAAATACTTTTTAGCATTCAATCAGATGTGTCCGATGGGTTCGGATAAGAGCAAGAAATGCTAAAGGCGCGTAATCAGTACCACTGCCGCCATTTATCATCTTCCTGCAGGCGCTGATTGCGGTAAAAAAGCCGCAACCCGGCACCTGATGGGATACTGCCACCACGCAGCAACAGATCGATCTCGGTCTCGCTTCCGTCAAAGCCCCTAGACTTAAGCTCAATCTCCAGCTGCAGGCGCAGCTGATCGTTAATTTCTTGTTTGTAACCCTTCCGTCGCTTCGGTTTTACCTGCCGTAACCTCGCCGTCAGTTCGCGCCGCTCCTTCCTGCTCATGTTCTGGAAGTCTGGCAGCGGTTCCGGCAGATCATCACCCGGCGAATCTGGCTCAAAATAGTTCATTTTTTCCACAGGGGGACAGTTATTGCCACTAGTCCAAGGGGCGCAAGCGCCCTGGTCGGCTGGCGCCTCCTGAACGTCAACGGCCTTACGAACCATTTTCCACTTCATCGCATGCGTGCAAATCCGGCCCTCAATAATCGGGGACCAGATGCCATAAATACGGATGCCGTGATCGCCATAGGCTGATGGCTCGTCATTGAGTTCATAAGCCGTGCGGACCAGGTGATGTTTACGCGGAACCAGTACGCCGCCCTGTTTCATGATGTAGGTGGCAAAACACCCGGCATCGGCTGCCGCCAGCACGGCATCCAGACGCGGGTTATCCAGTACCGGCGCACCTGCTTTTTTATCGGCCTGCTGTCGCGCGGCCTGGCCTGCCAGCAAACGCAGCTCGCGATAAGCCTGGCGGCCCGGTATACCGAAAAAGCGGAATTGCTGGACGCGATGCAGCGAAGCCCAGGCATTGACATGTTCGGCATTGTCCCGCAGTGATCTGCCGGTTTCTTTGCTGATTTCATTACCCAGGCCGCGGCCGTCGATGTTCTTACTGATGTACTTCGCGATGTAGCTGGTAGGCGTCCCCTTGCGCGGGTTGATCAGCTCAGATTTAAAGCGCGGGCCGGTATTATTTCCCAGTTCCTCGCGGTCCTCACGGATGGCAAATTTACGCAGCAGCGCAGTGATGGACTTGCGGTCTTTTTTGCGCATGAAGCAAAGCAGGTGCCAGTGCACGGTGCCGTCATGGTGTGGCTCAGCAACGCGGACGCCATACCAACGCAGCCCGGCTTTGTGCATCGCCTTGCGGAAAGCGGCGAACGTATGCACCAGATAGTCGCTGCTCTGCCGGACCGTTGCACTGGTCCATTTCGGGTTTGGCCTGCCGTTATTGAGCGTTGCGTGAAAGCGTGACGGGCAGGTGATGGTATAAAACACCGCGCAGTCTCCGCGCATTTCCGCGATTAACTCCAGCCCCTTAACACAGGCCATCATTTCATTACGACGGTGCGCCGGATTGCTGCTACTGGCGTTTACCACGTCTTCCATATCCAGCGTATCGCCCTGCTCATTGGTCAGCTCATGCGAGCGGAAGAACTCCAGCGATTTGCGGCGCTGTTCGCGTTTATGGATCACGGCCTCATAGCTGACATACGGGGACGCCTTTTTGTTAACCAGGCAGACGGCGCGCAGCTGTTCTTCCCGCCATTCACACCGCATCTGCCACAGCTTGCGATACCACCAGTCAGCACAGAGCATACGGGCAAGCGAACCCGGAATAAGTTCGTATGGTACCGGGTTACGGCGGTGCTTTTTGCGGCGCAGCTGCTCGAAGGCAGGCGGGATAACATCAAGGCGCATGGCCTCAGCGGCCACCCTTTCCCATGACCGGCGGATCTCTTCTGGCGTAACGTCTTCATCCGTAAGCAGCTCACCGCAGGCAGCATCCAGACACATGCTCATGTGTGCCGCCACCAGGGTAGATAACCGCTTAACCTGATCCTGGTTCATTTCCGGCAGAACCAGCAGGCCCTCCAGCCCGTCGTGGCTCGCCATAAACCGGAATGACGCAGAAACCTGGCTTGCACGCACGCGCTCCAGGCGTTCAAGGCACGGCCTGATGGTTTCACGCAGGTAGCGGGAATAGGCTTTTGCTCTGCCCAGACTATGGAAATATTTAATCCGCTCCAGCAGAGGCTTGCTGATATGGGACGGCATGGCGTTAACGTCAGCCAGAATGACCAGATCGGGATTAAAACGCTGCTGCTCGCGCGCCATTTTGGTATGGCTAATCAGCCGGTCCTGCTCCATTTCACGCTGAACAGGATCACGGGCTTCATTGTAGAAATAGCGTTCCCAGACCTCATCGCTCATCGCCTCACGGCGCAACTGCTCCTGCTCGTTGTCGCTGGCGTATAGAGCGATCAGGTTTGAAAGCGCAGACACCGGCGCAACTTCCGCCGGGTCCACGTACGGGTTAACCGCTTTTTTCGGGGCATTCCAGACAAAAGCAGCGGCGGCATCATCTGCACCGCCGTAGTTTTTAACGTCGTGATGGCTCACACAAATACTCTCTTTGGAAAGTTTCGTAAGACGCACTCACGACTGGATACGCTGCCAGATCAAACCCGGACCAGATCAGAGGTTGAGAAACAGCGATAATTTCAGTTGCAGACTTACCATCACCACCGGCAACGCCCATACTGCGTTTTGCGTTAATACGGTGGCGGGTAAAATTCTGGTAAATCGCGTTCGTCAGCTCGGTTTCACTGTTCGACACAACAACCTGATGGCCTGCTGATGCCAGTACATCAAGAGTCGTCGCCAGGCGACGCTGTTCAAGCTCATTGAAACCATCAGTGTGATAATCGGTAAATGTTCCGTCATAAGGTGGGTCGCAATAAATCACATCACCTGCTTTGACCATCGCTAAAGTTTCCTCGTAGCTGGCACAAATGAAGGTGGCGCGTTTTGCTTTCTCTGCAAATGCTCTGATTTCGTCTTCCGGGAAATATGTTTTTTTATAATTCCCGTATGGAACGTTAAATTCACCTTTCCTGTTATAACGGCACAATCCACGATAACAGTGGCGATTAAGATAAAGGAAAAATACAGCTTTCCAGAAATCAGTAGTTTCAGAGGAATGATTAAAATCCTGACGGATATTGTAATAAGAGGTTTCGCTATTTGTACTTGCAAAGAACCCTTTAGCGTTAGCTATAAATTTCTCGCATTCAAATGCAATCTGCTTATAAAGATTAATCAGGTCTGAATTAATATCCGCGACAAGATAATGAGGATACTCTGTCGCCATCATTACAGCGCATGAACCCGCGAAAGGTTCAACCAGTCGCGGGCCTGCAGGCAGGTGCTTTTTCAGCTCATGCATGACGGCGGTTTTATTGCCCGCCCATTTCAGGATGGTGCTCATACAGCCCCCCCATTATAGTGTTTGCCTTTCAGCTCTGCGATTTCCTTACAGGTGACGCAGCACTGCACGCCGGGAACCGCACGGCGGCGAGCGGGCGGGATTGGCGCATCACATTCGATGCATAAAACGCGGGAAACGCCCGGCGCTTTACTGCGGGCGGTGTGGATGTGCCGCTGGCGTTCTTCTTCAACGCGCTGCTGTACGAGGTCCATAGAATCAGACATCAGTGGATCTCCTGCGCTTCGTTCTGGATGTTTTCCGCAGTAACGCGCAGCAGCTCCGCCGCCTCAACGTGATTAAGCTGGCGCGATGTGATGTGACACGCCAGGCTATCAAGGCGGGCGGCCATTGCCGCAGCACGTGCACGGCGTTCTTCCATGCGGGCCTCTGTCAGTATCTGGTTAAGACCTGCATCATCCGGGCCGATTTTGTTGGAACGGGTTTCTATATTTCGCATTGTTGTTTCTCCTGAATTTTGGCAAAAGAATGCCCGGCGGGTTTACGCCATTAATTTCTGTTACTGGTTAATTCGGCATGGTTAGCCGCTTTGGAAATAAGCTCACCACTGCACGAAAATGGTTCATTGCTTTTATCAGCTCCCGCTTTTCGTCAGTCGTCAGCTCATTCATATTGACGTTATGACGATCCGCCGGAATCTTAGCCATAAAGAATATGGCGGCTAAGGCACGCTCATTTTGTTTATGGTTAATATCTCGCTGGTCCCGCATATCGCTAATAAAACGCTCCAGTTCAGGTTCTATATTCAAGCCGAACACTTTCGCCCTTAGCTCTGCAATATGATTCAGGCCATCCAGCCGATGTCCCGGACTTAGTGGAACAGTCGCAGAATCGCCTTCAATAGCCATGGTTTCCCCTGTTTATTAGTACGCAGTTCAGCCAGCAGCGCATCCTGCGAGCGGCACGGGTGCCAGCGCTTGCCATCTTTACCCATGATCCAGCCATGCCCGAAATGCGGTGATGGACTTTGCTTAACGAGCAGCGATGCGATTGATGGTTGGTTATTCAACATAGCCACCTCAGATCAAACCAAACGAGGCCCCCAGGCCAGTGACTGTATCAATGGTGCTGGCCATCGCCGGGCTTGCCTGCAGGCGCGCCTGCAACGTCACTGCGGTTAATGCCATCAGTCGAGTAACTGAATTGATGCTATCAACAATCTGGCGGCGCCCTGCCGTTGTGTGCGCTTCGCCGGAAACAGCGCCGGCAGCCACGCGGCCAATTTCTGCCGTGGCTTTTAGAACATAATCCGGCATCTTTTCGCGCGCGACTTCGTTTAGCGGCACGCACGGGAGGCAGTGGATCTGCGCCAGGAAACCATCAACCAACGCTGAATCCTCGGTCAGATCAGTAAGCAGCCAGATTTCCGGCGCGGTAAGTTGGTGCGGTTGGTCCGGGTTAAGCTTATTGCGCAGAGTCTGAACATTCATCCCGGCACACCCTGCCAGCTTCGCCATATTGTGACGCAGTGCGAAAGCGCGGCATGCTTCATCAAAGTGAGGATGTTTGGAAATCTTATAATCAAACATGTGAGCCCCTTAAAAAGTTCTCATAATCGAACTTACTGACCAACAATGACGCGGAAGTTGGAATGACCAAGAGACTCACGGACCTGATCGGTTTTGTACATTAAGTAACGCAGGCTTACGCGACCTTTATTTTTCTCTTTTTTAACCATGTACTTAGCAAGCTGACCATGATGAATTTTTTGGTATACAGAGCCACGGGAAATACCTTCCCACTCCGCGAACTCTGCAGGCGTAGCCATCTCTTTTGGTACTCGAATTGAAATATCTGTGCTCATAGTGCAGTATCTCTTAGTTTTAGTGCGTTTTATGATGTTCAACCCCAACTTCCAAACTCTCACTTTAGAAGTTGGACATAAATTACGATCCCGATATTGGATTGTCAAATGGAGAGTTCAACTTGAAGATTAACAGCGGTACAAATACGGGAGGAAGGGAAGCTATCAAAAGGCTAATGACTGCCTACGGTTTCAATACTCAGATTGCTTTAGTTGAGCACCTTCAAGCTTCTAAAAGCACTATGGCAAACAGGATGTTACGCGACAGCTTCCCTGCTGACTGGGTTATCCAATGCGCTCTTGAAACAGGCATTTCTTTGCTCTGGTTAACAACAGGGCAAGGCGAGATGTACCCTCAGGCAGAAGAAAAAAATAAGTCCAAAAACGAGAGCAATCACACAGTACGCCCCCTTTCTAAGATTGTCGTCCCGCCAGTGAAACAGGTAACGATAGAGGGTGGTACTTTTGATGAACTGGAGGATATTTATCTTGATCAGGGGCTGATTTCAGGTAAAGCAGAAGACTGTTTGTACGTAAAAACGACTGAAGGGGATTACGTTATTGATACCTCTACAAAACAGCTCAGTAACGGAATCTGGCTTATCGATATTGATGGAATGAAAAGTATCGTGAAGATTGCCCGCATCCCAGGGAATAGAATTATTGTCCATCAAGATGATACCTCTTTTGAATGCTCTGTCGACGACGTTGAGGTAATTGGCCGCGCAGTAAAAGTCATTAAGAGCATTTAATTATGACGATCAGAAAGCAGCCGAACGGAAAGTGGTTATGCGAATGTTATCCGAACGGACGTGACGGGAAGCGTGTGCGCAAGCAATTTGCGACAAAGGGCGAGGCTGTAGCATTCGAAAATTTCACCATGGATGAAGTGAACAAAAAACCATGGCTGGGTGAAAAGGAAGATCGGCGGCGTTTGTCAGAATTGATTGAGCAGTGGCACTCCCTTTACGGCCAGACACTGGCAGACCCTAAGCGCCTAATGGCGAAACTGAATATTATCTGCCATGGCCTGGGCGATCCCGTCGCCTCTGAGTTAACCGCCGGAGACTTTACAAGATATCGCGAAGCACGATTAAAAGGTGAATTACGTAACGAAGACGGCGGGCTGATGTCGCCAGTAAAGCCCCGCACGGTAAACCTGGAACAGCGTAACTTATCATCAGTTTTTGGCACTCTGAAAAAGCTGGGCCACTGGTCAGCGCCTAACCCGCTCGCCGGGTTACCAACATTCAAAATAGCAGAGGGAGAACTGGCGTTCTTGGCCCCGGACGAAATTAAACGCTTACTTGATGCCTGCGCTGACTCTCAAAGCCCTAGCTTGCTGATGATTGTAAAAATATGCCTCGCCACCGGTGCACGGTGGAGTGAAGCCGAAAACCTGCAGGGACATCAGTTATCAAAATTCCGGATCACCTATACCAAAACCAAAGGCAAGAAAAACCGAACCGTACCGATATCTCAGGATCTGTATAACGAACTCCCCAAAAACAGAGGGAAGCTGTTCACGCCATGCAGAAAAGCCTTTGAGCGCGCAGTGAAGCGGGCCGGTATCGATCTGCCAGAGGGACAATGTACACACGTTCTGCGCCATACATTCGCCAGCCATTTTATGATGAACGGCGGAAATATACTTGTTTTAAGGGATATATTAGGACATTCAGATATCAAGATGACCATGGTTTATGCTCACTTTGCACCAGAACATTTAGAAGATGCCATTACTAAAAATCCGCTATACTCATTAAAACTCAATGGATTATGACACTATGAATACAGAAAGTTTAGCCGAAGAACTTGATGAACTTTTTACAAAAATAAATAGCACCCCACAACTTAAACTACCATTCAAAGTCAAATCAGACATCATCAATGATTATAAAGAAAAATGTGAAATTTACTTTAACATACTTCATGATTACATAGATGAACATGAGGATAGGTTATCAATTAGATTAAAAAACAGAATGAACAGAATTACTACAATTTATTATGGAATTGTCGCTGCATTATCTGACTTTTTGTCAGGCGATATAAAATCGGCTTATGACAACTTTGATTCTACTTTTTCAGAAAGAAACATTGTAAAGTACATACAAGCAATCTCCACCCCGCTAAATAATCTATGTAACGCAGACAAACCACTTTTTCGGGTGCGAAAATCACATAGTGCGATTAGCGAAAGAAAGGATATATTTCACATCCCATTTTCCATGCGCCACCTTGTAAACGCTCAGAGGTACTCTGTAGCTGGACTACCTTGTTTATATTTGGGTTCATCTCTTTATGTATGCTGGTTAGAAATGGATAAGCCTGATTTCGACAAGCTTTATATATCATCTTTCTCTTCAAATGACTCTGAGTCTAAAATCTTGAACTTCACAGCCGATATAATATATTCAAAATACAACAACATCCAACGAAAAAATATTTTATCTGTCTATGAAAAACTAGCTTACATTTGTCTTATGCCATTGATATATGCATGTAATTATGTAAAGAAAAATAATAGCGTATCATTTACCCAAGAGTACATCATCCCAAACTTATTAATGCAATGGATTAGCCGCAGAAGTAAATCAAACATCGTAGGAATTGCTTATCGCTCTACAAAAATGGTTAAAACTTCACACAGTGATAAATCAATAAATGTTGTACTCCCTCCCAAAGTCAGTTATGCACAAACTATTCAAATGGATTTTTGCCCTAACTTATTGAAAATGTTTGACCTTACCCCACCTGTATCTTGGCAGGTTTTGAAAACCCTAGATTATACGGTTGATATGGACGGATATTCTGAAGTACTTTCAGCCACTCGATATTTAAAGCGAAAGGAACGCCTTTCGGGAATACAAAACTTTGACGATGATATAGTCAATCTCTATCCATTGACAGATTTTTATAAACTGGAAAAATGTATAGATAACCTCCTTGAATATGACTCAATAATTGATAAAAAATAA